ATCAATCATCACATGACACCGAACGCCGCTGAGTTATTAGCGCCGCTGACGAACGACGAGAAGAAAGAAGTCGTGAAAGCAGCGCTTCGACTATTTGATAAACCCGATTTCCAATTGGTCTATCGCTCACTCAATGCAGATGTGGGTGGCATTTTAAATCCAGCGTTTGAGCTGGGAGGCGATGCAATCAAAGCGGCATTTCGAGAAGGGCAAAAAGAGCCACTACGGTGGCTATTTGCCATGTTCCTCAAAGGTATCCCAGAGACAGAAAAACCAAATAAACAAGAGACATGATTACCATTACAAGCGACAATGAAATTTATCGCGACAACGAGTTAATTGGCGTGATAACTTTGGAAAAAGCATGGCTAAAAAGCAAGCAAGCGCCACGCATTCTCGGCCAGATTCGCGCAGCCGCTGGCATTGATAACCTATCTTTTGAGATTGTAGGGGATCAAAATCTTAAAGAATCCCTGCCGATTGAAACCATTTCCACGCCGGAGGTTCTCGATATTCCTCCGGTGTTGGAGCCAGTCGCCGTTTGTGATGATGCGGCGGCTGGCATTCGTTCTTATGACCTGACAGGCTTTGGCGAGATCGGCACGCCTTATTTTAAGCGCTGCTTTGTCAATCACTACGGGCCAACAGGCTACGCTGAATTCTGCAAAGCTAACGGCATCTAACACTTCCCTATGGAAACCGAAACACAAACATCACAATCCGCACTTCAGGAGCAGGCCGCACAAGCCGCACCAGAAGTAACAACTCCAACAATTGAGGCATTGCCATCGGCAGTTGCTCGGCCAGAATACATTCCAGAGAAATTCTGGGATGCTACCAAAGGCGAGCCGATGATCGACAAACTCGCGGTCAGTTACGCGCACCTTGAGAAGACGTTAGGCCAAAAGTCCGCAGCGCCAAAGAAGCCTGGAGCCGATGCCACCGACGAGCAGCGCCAAGCATACTATGCCGACCTTCGCAAGTTTACAGGCGCACCTGAAAAGCCTGAAGACTACGGACTCAAAGCGCCAGACAATCTGCCCGAAGGCGTGCAGTGGAATGCCGATCTAGCTGGTAAAGCGGCAAGCATCGCGCACAAATACAGCATTCCACCCGAAGCGCTGCATGAGCTAATTGACCTCAACAACGCCAACGTAAGCGAGCTTGTGTCCAAATCGGAAGCGATGCAAAAAGAGCAGGTCGAGGCGATGGTCTCAGAGTTAAATAGCGAGTGGAAAGACAACGCCAAAAACAATTGGCAGCGTGCAAACCGTGGCGCAATTGCCCTCGGTGTGGATTTGGAGAAGTCCGGCCTTGGCAACAATGCCGATTTCATTCGTGCAGCTTTGCGCTTTGATGAGATGATCAACGACGACAAGGGATTGATCAGCTCAGACAGCCAAGCAACCTACGCAGAGCAGATGGAACGCATTCAAAAAGGTGACGATTTCCATGGCAAGAATGGGCCAGAAGCTCAGCAGAAAGCATTGGAAAGGCTGCAAAGCTTATTCCATGCGTCCAAAAGTTAATTTTATCCGCCATGCGTGGATATAGATACCGAGGCCGTCTAGCAATAGGCGGCTTCAGCCTTTTATATTTTACTGCAAAGCAATGTTTTACTGCTCAGTAAATTACTGACTTTTGCCTATATTCTCATAATTGATAAAAATTAGCTTGCCAAATTTCTCAGATATGAGAAAACTGCGATAACAAGCGAACCCTGCAAGGGACAATTCGGTTGCCGATAACTCGGCCCACGTCCGTGGAGAACCAAGGAACGGAGACAAAGCAAAACCTCTCTGCCGCTCAAACGAGTGGCTTTTCCCAACTCTACCAAACTACCCTTTTATGGCTACCATTGATACATTTTACCCAACGATGTTCCAGACATCGTTTGACCAAGTCCTGCAACAGCTTGACTCCCGCCTTCTTAACTCCATCACTCGTGCCGATTTCACTGGCAAGAAAAAGTGGTTCAACCTTCTGAACGACTCCGAAGCTCAGGACATTCTCACCCGCAAAGGTGACACTCCTGATGGTGAGTTCGACGGTTCGAAATACTGGCTCACCCAACGTCCAAAAGAGAAGGTCACCACCTTCGACGAATGGGACAAGCACTTCCTTGGAACCATCGTGCTGCCTACTTCTGACGAAGTTCAGGCTCACGCTCAGGCTTTCAATCGTGCAATCGATGACGTAATCATCAGCGCTTTTGATGCTACTCGTTACATCGGCGAAGACGGCACTACTGCTGACAGTTTCCCTGCTGGTCAAAGCATTGCCACAAACTATGTTGAAACTGGTTCTGCCGCTGATTCTGGCCTTACGGTTGGTAAGCTGCGCCGCGCCAAATACCTCATGGACGTAAGCGAAGTTCCAGACAGCGACCGTTACCTTGTGATCGGCGCTCAACAGGAGCAAGACCTGCTTCGTGACACTTCTATCACCAGCGCTGACTTCAACACAGTCAAAGCTTTGGTTGAAGGAAATGTCGGAACCTTCCTTGGTTTTAAATTCCTGAAGTCCCAGCGTCTCCCAGTAGGCACTGTTTCCTCAGTCGCCACCGTTCGTTCCTGCTTTGCCTTCCACAAGAGCGCAATCAAGTTCGCAATGAGCGACCGTCAGACCCGCATGGACATCCTTCCGCAACGCCGCCACGCAATGCAGATCCGCTCCACAATGATGCTCGGTGCAGTCCGCTCCGAGAATGAAAAAGTAGTTCGCATCTACGCTGACGAATAGTCCAACCTGAGAAGGGCGGTGTAAAAGCCGCCCTTTTCTTAACCTCAACCATTCAATAAAATACCCTTATGGCCGCACTTACAAATACCACCCTCTTCACCAATCAAGCCGCTGCGCTTCTTGATGGCTCCGAACGTCCAACACGTTCTCCATCTTCTCTCACAGGAGGCACATTGAAATGCCTTCTTGCCACATTCACCACTACCAGCACAAATGCTACTGGCGACACGTTTAACCTCTGCTACCTACCAAAAGGCGCAGTCGTATCGCGTGGCGATAGCTACGTTTCATGCGTTGATCCTGGCACTACTTTGACGCTCGACATCGGCACATCTGCTAATGCTGACGTTTATGCAGATGGCATTGTTCTTTCTGATGGAAAGACTGTGACATTTGGATCAACTCTTGCTGGCACTGAAGCTGATTTGGCCTTTGCTGCGACAACTGACAACACGCCAGTTGTTGTTACACTTGCAAGCGCTGGAACTGTTACTGGAGGCAACGTGCTTTACTTCACGATTGCTTACTGGGACTTTAATTGATCCTAAACTAACCAAAGAGCGGAGCGGTGCTGTTGCACTACTCCGCTTTTTGTGTATTATTCCAGCATCATGCCATCAGTCACAGACATCGCCAACCTTGCAATCGCTCACCTTGGTGGCCGTGCGCTTACTGACATAGGAGACACCACACAACAGGGCGCAAGCTTGCGTAAGTGGTATAATCCATCTGGCGGAACGCCAAATTATACGGCACTTGATGAGATTTTACGCGAGCACCCGTGGAACTTTGCAACGGCTCGCAAGCGTCAAACAATCACTTATCACACTCTCACAGGAGGCGCATCTGTTTCTGATGCAAGCGGACTCATCAAGATTACACACGCTGGACATGGTTATACCACAGGAGACCGTGTTTATGTAAAGGATGTGCAAGGCGTTACTGTTGCCAATGGTCAATGGTATGTCACCGTGATTAATTCAAACAACTTCACGCTTGATGATTCGGTGTTTGCAGGCACTTACACGGCGGCGACAGGTAAAGTTGTTGGCATTCCTCAGTTTGACTGGGACTTCCAACATACGCTGCCGACCGATTGCCTTCGCCCGATCTCAATCAATGCAGGCGGCGGACAGCTTGAGGATGCTGGCGCCGAGTTCCAGTTTGAGAAAGGTCTTATCCTCACCGACGAGGAAACGATCAACCTCAAATACATCCAGCGCATCATTGATCCGACCCAGTATCCAGCGGACTTTGTTACTGCATTTAGCTATCTTCTCGCGTCTTACATTGCTCAAGACACTCAGGGAGCAACTGGTCGAGCTACCGAAATGCGCCAATTCTACGAAAAAGCTGTCGCGCCACCCGTGAAATCTCGTGACTCTAACGAAGGCAAAGGACGCAGAATCCCACCATTCAATGACTCACAAATTGTCGCTGCTCGCATGGGCGGAACGTGGGCAGGAATCGGCATCGACTCTTAAATATCATGGCACAATTCCAAACGATTAAGGCAGTCTTCAATGGTGGTGAAATGTCGCCGATCATGGATGGACGCACAGACTCCGAGAAATACGCGACAGGCTGTAGGCTGCTGGAGAATTTCATGGTGCGTTCCTACGGTGGCGCATTCAAAAGGCCAGGCACTCGCTTCGGTGCTTCCAATGCCGATGTGACTGGATGCGTGCGGCTTATTCCATTTCGGCGCTCAGTAGATGTGGGCTATGTTCTAGGCTTCAAGACGAATGCTATCAAGATTTGGTCATACTCGGCTGGCACTTTTACATTGAAGGCTACACTGACCACGACTTACAGCGAAGCAGAGATCGCAGACCTGCATTTCGTCCAGCTTAATGACGTGATGTATTTGACGGTGGCAACCGAACATCCAAAGATTATCACGCGAGTTAGCGACACTAGCTGGACGTTCACAGACGTTCCTTTCCAGTTTGCACCCGCCCTTGATCCTCCGAGCGATGGCGTGACAATGACGATTGAGTATGATGCCAACGATTGGGTAGGCTCAACAAGCTACGTTGTTGGCGATTTTGTCCTTTATTTAAACGATCTTTATCGGTGTAAAACGTTAAACAGTGACGCCACTTTTCAATCAGCTAAATGGGACAAAGCTGTTTACCGATCATCTTGGAATGTTGGGCAAACCTATATTGCTGGAGACGTGGTGGAATATTTTGGCAGTAATTATTTCTGTAAAACAGGCAACACTTCAACATCTGCAAACAACCCAAGTTTGCTTGTAGAATGGGTTTTAATCACGATCACAGACTACCGACTCATTGCCAGCGCTGCAACATTTGATGCTAATGAAGTCGGTTCGACATGGCTTCTTTCTCCTGGTTCAGCCAATCGCATTTCGTCTGAATCAATTCCCACGTCGATAGGAGTAACCACAAGTGCTGCGGTATTCATTCAAGGATCGTATCTTGCGCGCACTAATTGGCTTACTGGAAGTTCTCCAAAGCAATGCACTCTTCAACTTCAAGAGTCACTTGATCGCATCAATTTTACCACCATTCGCGAATGGTATATAGCCGAGATTGACGAGGGCACTATCAGCTATCCCGCTGATGCTCCAAATACGGGCGCTTGGTATCGTTGGGTAAGTGACAAAAAAAGCGCAACAGGCGGAACTCGCGCAACAATGACCATTGAGCCTGCTAATGGCAAGCTCAGCATTCCGTTCAAAATTGAATCGTATGTCTCCACAACTCAAGTGCGAGGCATTCCAAAGCTTGCAGTCGATTCGCTTATCCCAAATGAAGTCATTGGCTTTGCATTTCCGATTTGGGCAAAAGGCGCATTCTCCACGACTCGCGGTTATCCTAAAACATGCGGTTTCCACGACTCTCGCTTGTGGTTTGCATCAACATCCACCGAGCCGACTCGACTTTGGGGGAGCCAGACTGACGACTTTTACACATTTCTGACGGGATCGCTAGACACAAGCGGCATTGATGTGACGCTTGCGGCAACGCAGGCAAATGCCATTGAATGGATTTCCAGCTTTAAACGCACGCTAGTGATCGGCACAAGCGGCGAGGAGTGGACAATGGACAGCGGCGATCAAGATGGGCCGCTAACGCCTAGCAGTTTGCGCTTGCGCCGTTGGAGTCGCTACGGGTCGAGCAAGTTTCAGCCTGTGCTTTCGGGTGACGGCTTGCTTTGGCTTACGCGAGACAATCGCTTGCGTGAATTTGCCTATGTGTTTGAGCGCGATGGCTACTCAGCGCCTGAAATGACTTTGCTTGCAGAACATGTTATCTGCCGCTCCAACGTCATTCAGATGTTCTACAGTCAATCACCTGATCCCATTGTGTGGCTAATTCACGCCGATGGAACATGGAGCGGCTTTACCTATGACCGAGAAAACAACGTGACTGCATGGCATCGCCACCGCTCGCAGATGAGGTGCAAATCAATGTGCGCCCTTTACTCGTCATCGTCTGCGGCTGATTCTTTGATGTTCCTAATGGATTACAATGTGCTGTCTCTGGAGAGCATCGACGGTGAGGAAATGCGTAATGCCATGACCTCGGCAAATTTGAACACTGACGTGCGCTGCTTAGATTCTTGGGTGTTGCATAACTCTGGCTCAGTCGCTGGAGCGAACGCAATATTTGCAGGATTAACGGCCAGAAATCCTCAGTTTGTTGTGGATGTTGATGATTTAAATATCATTTATGGCGGAGCGTTAAGCAATTCCACTCAATCCATTTATGATGGAGATGCGTCCAGCAGTAACGGTTCTCCATACATTTCCAATATTACATCCGCCAACGGAGGAACAGTTACTTTTTCTGGCCTTGGTTCTACTATTAACATTTCAGACTCGCATTATATCGGTCTGCATTACACTGCTTACCTTGTCCCAAATCGCTTTGAGATTCAGCTTCGCGATGGCACTGCACAGATGAGAAAATGGCGCATCACTCGTGCAGCATTCCGCGTTTATCGCTCCTACTTTGGCAACGTGTGGCGCAAGATTGATGAAAATGATTTCACGAATTACACGCGCACAGTTCAAGAGTTCGATGAATTCCCGATTGCACCCGCTGAATACGGGCAATTCACCAGATACAATCACACAGGGCAAACCTTCCCGCAGTCGTTAAACCACGACTGGGGCCAGGCTTGTGACATTGCTATCGCTTCGCGTCATGCTGTGCCGTTTAACGTGCTTGGCATGATCCTGGAGATTGAAGTCGAAGGAACAAGCGGAGCTGGTGCTTGATGAACATCCGCGCTTATACTCCCAACGATTTCGACACCGTGGCTGCGTGGGCGCAGGCTCGCGACATGACACTAATTCCACAGCTACTAAGTCCAAATGGATTCTTGGTTGAGGATGACAAAGGGCCGTTGATGGTTTGCTGGGTTTACCTCGTCTTTGATTGCCCGTTTGTGTTTATCGACAATCTATTCAGCCGACCTAATTCTGCTCTAAAAAACAGCATGGAAGCGTGGTCAATTCTTTGGCGCACGGTGAAATCGTTTCTCTCAAATTTGATAGATTGCAATGGCAATCCGATAGAGTATAAACTAGTTCGTAATTTCTGCCGTCCTGAACTGGCTCGTCTTATCAAAAAAGACGGTTGGAACATCGGCGACAGAAAAACCATTCAAGTCACTTATGCGCTCTGAACATCTCGATTATCTGCCACTGCACGAAGGTGGCCCAATGCGCGATTATTGCGCCACTCGTCCGCCGTGTAATACAGGCATGGAAGTCACTGGCTTGATTTTGATGATTGCTGGTTCTGCGTTGCAATACAACTCAGCGCAGAATGCCGCCAAACAAGGCGAGCTTAACGCGCAAGCGCAGTCTGATGCTCTTGGTCAAGAACAGCAACGCCAAGCCCTACAGGAGCAGGAAAACCAACGTCGAGCAGTTATGGAGCAGCGCCGATTCCGTGCGGCTCAACTTGCTGCAATGGGTGGCAGTGGTGCAATGCTAGGAACTGGATCGACTCTGGCACTGGAAGCTGACACATGGGCGAAGCAACAGACAGAGATCGCAGATCAGCAGCGCATGTCTGACCTATCACAGCGCAATTTAGCTTATCAAGCGTCATCAACTCTTGAGATGGGAAAACAACAAGCCTCTCAAATGCGAGCAGAAGCAACAGGGCAGGCGGTGGCTAATTTAGGTTCTACCGCTGCGGCTGGAAGCAAAGCATGGTCAACACGGGCAAAGCCAGTTTACGACAGCAACGGCATAGTCAAAGCAGTTCCAGTTTAAACCATTATGGCACGAATCCCAATCCTTAAAGACCCAGGCCAACTCAACACGGGCAATCAGACGCAGCAGACGCCCAATCTGCCGGCGGTGACAAATGCTAGTCTAGGCAAGGCGCTCGGCAACATCGGCGAGATGGCGATGGACATCTCCGAGAAGGCCAAACGTGCGGACGATGTCACCAAGCTCACCGAGGCGAGCATGGCGATGAACAGGGCGCAGATGGAGTTTGCTACGTTCCAGCAATCGCCAGAAGGTCAGGACGAGAAGCAATGGCTGCCAAAGTGGCAGGAAATGCAGACGAAGTTGCAGCAGCAGTTTAACTCCACCGAACTCACGCCAGAGGCACGGCTCAGATTAAATGACCGCTTTTCAGATTGGGGCGTGCGTGGAACTATTGAAGTGCAAGCTCAAGCTTTTAAGCGAGTCGGGAAAAACGCTGAATTGGCTGTTCAAAATGCTATTACAGTAGCTGAACAGACAGGAGATTTCACCACGGCATACCGAGCTGTATCAGATTTAGAATCTGCAATTCCCATGTCAGACGAGCAACGTGAAGCTATGCGGCTTCAAGTTTCAGGATCTGAACGCAAATTTCAAGCTCAAGATTTTGATTCTAAAATCAGAATGGCGCGCGAAAAATATGACGGAGCAGGAATGCTTGATGCTATCCTTTCTGCTGATAAACAAAACCTTTTAACGTCTCAGCAATTTAAAGAGTATTCAAATGAAGCTCAAAGAATTGAGGCTATCGGAACAGCCAGACAAATGGCAGACGTTGATCCTATTGTTGCTAAAGCAAAGATTAAAGCGAACACGTTTCCCGAACTTACGCCAGACGAAAAACTCAAGGTTGAGTCATATGCTGATGGCGTTCTTCGTGATTTTCAGCAACGCGAAGTCACAAGCTTTGCTGATTTTGTTGTCAACAATGGAAATCCTAAAGATTTTAAGTTTCAATGGAATTTGTCAGATGCCAAGCAAGCCGAATTGCGTGAAGCCGCAACCGTTCCTACATTTACAGAAGCGCAGGCGGCATCCAAGCGTTTAGAATTGGAATCTCGCATCGGCAAGTATGACATGGACAGAGATCCTGACAGAATGGAAATGCTAAGAATATCCGCCGATCTGGACGCTTACAAGCAAGCGGTTCCATACATGGCCAGCGATTTAGCAATGTCATGGGGAGCAAAGAAAGGCGGCGAAAAAGCAAGCGTTGCAAGCATGGAAATTGCTGACAATGACGATTATATTGCCAAGCTTTATAAGCCCAAAATGGATGCGCTATTGGAAAAAGATGGCTCAATCAAGGTCGGAAAAGAAGCGGAGTTTCGCAAACTGCAATCTGAAGCCACTGAAAAGAAAAAGCTTTTTCGCGCTCAAATTGGAACCGACCCAACGCCAGAAAAAGCGCGCAAAGCTTCGCAAAATGTTTTAACGATGCCAGTAGCTGACGAAGTGGCAAACTACTTCGACATGTTTAATATTGAGCCGTCTCCATTACTCCCTTCAATTAACCAGCCACGCCAAGAATTGAAACCATGACACCTGAAGAAATCTCACAAGAACGCAGCAAACGTTTACGGTCTGCATTTTTAGATCAAGAGTTCGGAGGTGCTAAAGCTTTGATTGATGACAACGCTTTTGGCGGAGTTATTGAAGACAAGGAATCCTTTTTGACATCTTCCGCCGTGGCTGGATGGGCTGGCGTTGCGTTAAATCGTCACGTCAATCCAGCATCACCAGAATGGCAAGGCATCAAAGATGGCATTGCTCGCGGCTATTTTAAAAATCAAACGGCATCAAATGTTTCCGACAACGACATGTTTGGAATGATCGCTGCTGATTACCAAGCTCAAGACAAAGTCGCTAACGCCGCACGCATGGCCGCTGCTCGCGGAGAGTCGTGGCTTGGCAAGTTCCGTGAATTGGAAGTCAAAGAGTCGGGCAACATGCTCCCAGGCAGGACGGCAAATTATCTTGGACTTGCTCGCGCAGCTCACGACGAAATGGCCGCAAAGGTTAACCCTTACCGCAACACGATCAAAACCGTGGCGGAAATGGCGCGCAATATTGACACTGCGCCAGAAGGCATGGACTGGAGCGCAATGGCCTCTGAATTGATCAAAGTTCCAAAAGAGGATCGGCCTTACGTTCTTGAGGCAATCTCAAATCAAACGGCTGGCAGTGATCTTGCTGACGCATCGTCAGTTCAAAGGCTAGCAAAAGAGTTCGATCGTTTTTTGGGCAGTTATTTAGATTCGGCGGCAAGCTCAGCTCTTGGTGTAGCCATGTCCGATATTGAAGCTTCAGCAATGAATAATCCATTTTTGACGGATGCTCAAAGCAGCGAAGTTTTGGCGGCATCCTCAACGGTTGGTGATTACATGGATTTGCGCGATGATGTCCGCGAAATTTCGATTGGAAACCTTGCAAAGCTAAAGGCCGTCGAGTTTGCTGGAATGAATATCAGTGGAGCCGTTCAAAATATTCCAATGACAATTGGATCTTTTGTCCCTTATGTGGGCGCGGCTGTTACGCTTGGCAGTTTTCAGCGTTCGGCTTATAACGAAATTCGTCGAAGCAATCCAACAATGAGCCGAGAGGATGCAAACAGCATCGCCACGATCTCAGCGCCAATTCAGGCTATTACAGAAATTGCATCGGATCGCTTCTTGTTTGGCAGATTGCCAAATCTCAAACGTGCGTTCACTCAGCCAATTTTCAGCACTACTGGCGCGCTGGCAATGTTTACCACTCGCGCAGCAATCGGCACGGCCACAGAAGTAGGTGAAGAGTTCGCGCAAGGCGTGACGCCGCTTGCAGTTCAAAGCATCTCCAAAGCTTTAGGCGAGGATCTTCCTGGCTCTGACTGGGAAGGCTTTCTTGGTGAGTTTGCGCAGAACATGCCTGAATTGATTTCCACTATCCTTCCGCTTGCGATTGTGGGCGCTGGGACTGGTCAGCTATCAGACTTCCGCGCAGGCCGTCAAATGGCACGTTCTGCTGATATGCTGATTGCTGCTCAATATTCGCCAGAGTCTGCCGCCAATATTAGCGAGTTGGCTAATGCTGGCAAATGGAGCGAGGCTGAAGATGCGATGCGCGGCGATTGGGCGAAGATTAACGCCAAGGGCGATAACGTGTCGCAGGTTAAAGCAACGGCGGAGCAACGACTGCAGGCTGCCGAACGTCTGAAAAGTTTGCAAAAAGAGCAAGTAAGCGCCGAAGGACTGCAAACGACATCGCCCGATTTCACTGCAAGCGTCACCCGCACGCCTACGGGCTGGCAGGTAACGACTGGAGAGGGCACAATCATTCCCGTGGAATCCGCCGAAGCCGCTCGCCGCATTGCGGTCGATCTTCGCCAAGTCGGAAGCCAGCAAGAAGCTAATGCGCTGGTAAGCGTGATTGATGGCTATTACGAGCAAGGTAAAAAAGCTGAAACTGTATTTACTGGCGAGACTGTTCAGGCGTCTAATATTGAAGCGGTTGGAGTCGTGGCTACTCGTCGCGATGCTGGTGGCGCTATCATCTCCCAGCGTCAGCTTGGCCCACAAGCTTTAGAAACCGTTCGCGCAGAGGCGGAAGTCGCTGGGATTAAAACAGGCACTCAAGGCATTTTTGCTCACATTAACGGATCAAACGAAGTCTTCCCGATGCGCGTGGCTGATGGCGCAAAAGAGATCGTCCGCAGGATGAACCTTTACAAATCACAAGCTGAAGGCCAGCCGCAGGTCATCACGTTCTTGCACGAAAACTTTGAATCGACGTGGCGTTTAGGCATGGCAAACGGCACGTTTTCGGAGCAAGAAACACGCACGGCAATGCGCGCACTTCTGCCTGCCTTTGAAGGCATTACGAAGGAAAATGCCAGCAACGCCGAAGAGGCTCAATTTATCGCTAATCTACGTGAGCTAGCAAGCGGCAAAGGTAATGAAACCATGCTGCGCGAAACCGTGTCTGAAATGGTCATTCGTGACGTGCTAGGACGTGATCGCCAAGGTCGTGCTACTGGCATGAAGCCTGGCTCAATCTCTCGCGCCATTGAGGCTTCTGTTTTGGGTGCTAATACTCAAGAGGAAGTCAGCGCGCTGAAGAGCATTCTGGCTGCAATCAAGGCATTCACTGCCTATCTGAAAGGCGTGTTCGGCACGGTGGACGCTATCACCAAAGCTCGCGACGAAGGCAAACTCGGCGAAGAATACGACACGTTCATCAACAAAGTCCTCGGCATCGACGAGGTCAAACAATTGGAGTCGCAAGCGGTCGAGGAAGGGAAGGCTATGCTCGGCGTTGATGCGGAAACGCAAGCGGTGATTGATGCTGACAATATGCCGTTCAGCATAAGCCGCGCACAACCCGCCGACACCAGCAACATCACCGAGATGCCAGACGGGGCGCAGCTCGTTGGCCCGACTACGTTCAGCATTGCGCCTGATTACGGAGGCCGTCATCGCCCAGATGAAAATGGCCCTCGCGCTTATGATTTACTTGAGGAGGAAATGGTTCCCTTGGATGTTTACGACCGCCCTGATTTTTATACAGGGATGAGTAAAAAGGTAATTGCTGAAACAATGAAACAGCTGCGCGCTGTAAGAGGTAAGGCTGAAGCATTTTTGACAATTTATAGAGCAGGCCCAAAGGGAGAAATGAATCAAGGCGATTGGGTCACTTTATCCAAGGAATACGCTCGCACTCACGCGGACGCGCAAAATCCAGAAGGATATAAAGTATGGCAATCTCAAGTAAAAGCGAAAGATGTTCGCTGGGCGATTGATGATCTTGCTGAATTTGGTTATTTTGGAGAATCTACAAAAGCGGAAGAATCCAATGTTACGTTCTCAATTACAGCTTACCACGGCACGCCGTATCAAGTGGATCGTTTCCGCATGGCTAAGATAGGCACTGGCGAAGGCGCGCAGGCTTATGGCTGGGGACTTTACTTTGCGCAAAGCTTTAATGTTGCTGATGATTATCGCGGGAAGCTTCAAAACGAGTTTCGCATTGGCTTTAATGGAAAAACTCTTATTGAGCTTTACCCTGAAAACGAAGAAGCTATAAAGCTTCAAAAGAGGCTTGAATCTGTAGCAGGAAATACACAATACGGGTCTCAAGGCGAAAGTGTTAGAAAAGCGTTTATTGGTGCTACCTATGGAGATTTAATGTCTAAAGCTCCTCCGACTCCTAGCGTGCTATTTGCTAGGCAGGTTGAAAAAGATTACGGCAATTTTATCAAAACAGAAACGGGTGGCAACCTCTACACCGTCGAACTTCTGCCAGATGAAGAAGACTTTTTGGACTGGGATAAGCCACTGAGTGAGCAGAGTGAGAAGGTAAAAGCTGCGCTTCCAATGGTTGGCCTCAAATTACGAGGTAGTAAATACCAGTGGAATGACACACTGACAATGGGTAAAGCCTATCAACAAATTGCTGATGATTTCAATGATGAGGCAAAGGGTCAAGGTGATAAATTGGCATCTGAAGCGCTCGCATCTCTCGGCATTCCAGGCATCCGCTACCTCGACGGCAGCAGTCGCGCAGCAGGCGAAGGCACGAGCAACTACGTCATCTTCGACGAGTCGCTTGTGAAGATCCTTGAGGAGAATGGGCAGAAGGTGGAAAATGAGCCAATCGCGCAGAATGTTGTGAATCAAAGCGAAGACGCATCGACAGAGCCTGGAACATTAGCGCCAGAAAGTCCTGTAAAAGACTTGCCAACGGAAGGCGAAGAAATTCCATGGACTGAAGACATGTCGTTTTCAATTTCGCCTGTATTTTTACCAACAGTATATCCTCCATTTACAGAAAAAATTAAAAATGAAATTCTCAAGGATACGGACACGATTGCTGCTATTTTTATTGACCGAATGAAGGTTGGTGAATTTGCTGGCATTCCATTGCAAGGCGGAATGTTTTACCCATCAATCGTAGAAAACTTAAAAGCAGGTGTGGTGTGGGCATTCAATGCAGACAACATTGCTAGAGGAGTGGCAAGGCGCGCCGCTCAAAACGGAGGATACATGAAGCTTGTTTTGATGCAGGAAGGAAATGTCATTGGTAATAAAACCTTTGGCATGATTTGGTTTAAACTGCTTAATGAAGCCATCAGCAATAAGCGTATTACAAAAACCGCAGCGCTTGCCGAGCTAAATCGTGTTCGAGAAAAATACGCCAAACATCCCAAGTCAGATATTGCCACAGGTCATACAAAAGCGTGGAAATCTATCGATGAAGCGATGAATGCAATTATTGGGATGCCGCAGAAAAAGCGTGGCGCAACATATTTCCAAAAGTCAAAAAACAAGAAAACTGGCGTCATCAATTATCAATCTTTACTTGCTCAAAAAATGAGCAAAGCAGGTTTCCCTGACGCCATTGATATTGTTGATAACATTGAAGAGCCATCTTTCAAAGGAGTTCCAACTGGCGCAGTGGTGGGCATTATTCGATTTGATGCTCTTAATGAAAATGAATCAGTTCAAACGGCAACTGAGGCTGGAGTGCCCGAGCATTTGTCATACAAGTATGTCCTCAAAGGCAAGCCTGTGGCGCGAATGATGAAACATAAAGTTATCGACGAAACATTCCCAGATGTTGCTGGCGAAATGCTTACACAGCAAAACACTAATTTTCCAATAAATGAATCACTAACATTCTCTATCTCACCCATCCGCAACATCAACGAACTCAGCGACCAAGTAGAGCGCAACTTCGCAGAAAACCCAGTCGGCGCGCTTGAGGTGAAATCCAAAGTTATTCGCCAATTTGCCAAGCTTGCAGACAAGTGGAGTAACGAGCGTTGGACACCGCAGGGCAACAAGGTCAGGCCGATCTCAGAGAAACGCACGGTCAAGAGCTTGGATAAAGAGCAGGCTATGCGGCAGGCGACATTGGAAGGCGAGAAGATCGCCGCCAATATGGAAGCTGGGCAAGCTCTGCAACAAGCCAAGGCAGAGGCACAAGCATGGCGCGATGAAACCGATGCAATGCAGAAAGAGGACTGGTCACCGCGTGAATCATTGGTGCGCGACCTTATCACGCTGGAGGCTATCGTCGCCATGTTCCCGCAAGAGATCCGTGGGAAGATCGGTGGATTCGTGGCGCTCGCTCGTAAGGCTAGCGAAGCGGCACGGTTGAAAGTATTGCAGAAGCAACTTGAGCGCGGCCAGGTGCTGCTTGAGAAGCATTTGAAGGAGCAATATGGAACTGCGGTTGATAAGCTTTTTGACAAGTATCGCCCAGAGCGCAAAGCAGGTGAAAAGCCAAAAGGCAAACTTGATCCTGACGCGCAAGAAATCGCGGACAAATCTGAATCGGTAATGGATTTGAACGCCGATCAGGTAAACGCTGAGATTGCTGCAATCAACGTGTTACTTGATGCCGATAACATCAGTGCCGAGGACGAGGCAAAACTTGAGGCAATGCGCGAACTTGTTCAGCTTTTGGGAGACTGGAAGAATGCTGACTCGGCACGCCGTGAATCTGCGTTTATTGCGCTTAATGACGTATTGTCAGAAGGCTGGGCCAAGTGGAAGCTGAAGCAGTTACTTAAACGCGAGCAGCGTGAGGAAATGCGAAAGGAACTCAAGGCTGCCACTGGCAAAAAAGGCGTGGGTATTGAGCGTGATAAAATGAAAAAGGAAGCGGCAAAAGTGCTCGGCAAAGCTGCGCGTTGGGTGCTGAATCTTTCTTCATTCAGCGAAGTCATGCGTGCTGTATTTGGTGAGAATGCTTCGCGTCAGTTTATCGACAACGAGCGCAATGCATCGAATCAATACGAAGATGCAATTCAGGAATTCAGCGAACGCATTGACGAGTTTTTCACGACTCTCGCTGGTGGAGTTTTAAGAGGCGAACGCCTTCGCTTTGACCTTGCACAGCCTACGCTGACAATCGGCGCAGGCGGTATGAATGAGCGCAATATCTCACAACTTCAAGGCATTCAGGCGCTGCTTATGTGGCAGCAGGAAGATGGTCGCAGGCACATGGAAGGGCCGCGTGATGAGAATGGTGCGCCGATTGAAGGCAAGTGGAGCTACGATCAAGCGTGGATTGATGAGCTTACCAGCAAGCTTTCACCTGAAGCCGTTGAGGTGAAGAAGTTTATTGAACAACTTTACAGTGAAGAATGGGTTCCGTTGAATGCCGTTTATCGTGAACGTCATGGCGTTAATTTGCCAAGACATGACAAATACGCGCCGATCACAGTAACACCACAGCAGGCGAAGGCTGGCGAGATGGTCGATCCAGTTTCAGGCGCCGCGATTGCCGGCTCCATTTTAACGCCTGGCTCTTTACGCTCTCGCAATAGATCGGCATTGGCAGAGCCTGAGTTTAGAGATGCTCTTTCCACGTTCATCGCTCACACAAAACAAATGGAGCATTGGAAAGCCTATTACGATTTGGCCGTTGAAATGCAGTCCGTTCTTGGAAATCGTGACGTTTCCAATTCAGTCAAAGCGGCGGTTGGCGACGAGGGTGTGACAGTGCTTAGAAAGTGGATAGATGTATTTGCCCAAGGAGGCACTCGTGACGCCGCTGCAGGCTTGGCAATCTCAGGCGGTTTAGGTAAACTTGCTGGCCGTGTAGCTACTGTTGGCCTTCTTGGTCGATTCTCTACACTTCTTGTTCAATCCACGCAGTTAGCCGCTGCGAGCGTTAAGATGCCTACTGGATCGTATCTAAAACGACTTGCGCTTTTGATGTCTGGAAATCTTCAATGGAGTGATGCTGTTAATTCGGAATTTATTCAACGCCGTGTTAAATCCGCGCCTCCGCTTGTTAGTCAGGCCATGCAAAGTCTTGGAGAAGCCACAAGGCCAAACGAGATTAAGCGCGTGACTCGTTACCTTGGTCAGTTACTTTCTGGCGCTGACGGTCTTTTCACGGCTGGAACCTATGCCATTCTTTTGGATTATCATCGCACAATGGGTGCAAAGATGGGAATGCAAGGCGAGGCTTTGGAATCTTACGCGCACGCGGAAGCGGTTAACGCTACCGAGCAAGTGGCGCAACCCGTCCGAACTGGAACGCGCTCAATCATTGAAGTGACAAACACAAATCCGTTGGCGAAAATGTCATGGGCCTACGCTTCAGAAGCTCGCCAAAAGATGGCACTTTTTGCATGGTCTGCATACAATGCTAAAAACGATCCAGCTGGAACTGCTAAGACTGCGTTTCTTGTTTTTGTTGTTGGCGGTTTAATGTCGCAGCTTCTCAAGAATCTCTGGCGCGAGGCTAAAGGCGATGACGATGAAAAGAAATGGAGTCCTGAACGTCTTGCGATGTCTCTCCTGTCTCCAATCACATCCGCTATTCCTGGCGCCTCTATGCTGGCAGGTGAAGGCGGGTCACTGTCTGGCGCTCAATACACTCAGCAATCAATTAAAGATATTTTTGATGGCAAAGCTGACATGAAAGATGTGGACACAATCCTTTCAGCTATGGGTTATTTTAACGACACGGCTGGAGGAATTGCTACACTTTCGCACGCTGGCTACGATTTTGCCAAATTACTTGAGAACGCGTTTGGCGAAGACTGACCAATAACCACCGAGAAAACCTCTTGCCTTCATTCTCATTTGTGAGAATGTCGGCATTATGGCAGCTTCCCAATTACGCTCAGTAACAGCAACCTCCAGCTATGTCGCTTTGGCAGACATTCCCGCGTCTCGCGTCAGCATTCTTAACAAAACTGGCGCAACATTATCCATTGAAATGGCAAACGATTCAGCCGCCGGCAAGGAAGTAGTTTTGGCGGATGGGCTTTCAATTGGCATCTCGGTCGTTGCTAATGCCAAAGAGATCCGCATTAAATCGGCTTCCGGAACGACAGGCGTTTACATCGTAGTAGACAATTGAAACCAATGAACGCTTTCATCAACAACGCCTTCAAGATTTTTCGGTCGTCTGTGTTTGGCACAAGCGAGTCATCTGAGCCGCCTGTTGATTATTACTACCTGCGTTCTGATGGAACCAGCTATTTCCTGCGTCCTGATGGCACAAGCCGATTCAAACGACCTTAAATTTTATGCCCGACTTAACAACATCTTCTGCGATTGATACCTTCATGCAATCGGCTGACAACGCAGCGGCGTTGGCTAATCTAGGCGCAGTGGCATCTGGTGGAGCACTTGGAACCCCATCAAGCGGAACACTCACCAACTGCACTGGCTTGCCTTTAAACACAGGAGTTACTGGAACAATCCCAGCAACTAACCTTGGTTCAGGAACTGCCAGCTCTAGCACTTATTTGCGAGGCAATAGCACTTTTGCAGCATTGCCAGATCAGATTCAACTGGCTTGCTCCGACGAGACAACAGCACTGACTGCTGGCACTGCTAAGGTCACCTTCCGTATGCCATATGCTATGACACTCACAGGAGTGCGTTCTAGCGTCACAACGGCTCCTACTGGATCAACGCTGATTGTTGACATTAACGAAGGTGGAACATCAATTCTGAGCACTAAGTTAAGTATTGATGCTACTGAGAAGACTAGCACAACCGCAGCAACTCCAGCAGTAATCAGTGACTCAGCTTTGGCCGACGATGCTGAGATAACGATCGACATAGACCAAATCGGAAGCACCATTGCAGGTGCAGGTTTGAAAGTTACGCTTATTGGCACAAGAGCATGAGTTTCATCATCAACCCATATAGTTTCGGGTCATCTTCGTTTGATCCGCTTTCACTTAGCCCAGCTCTCTGGCTCAGTGACACAGGCAGTGATGCGTCTGTATGGCCTGATTTGTCGGGCAATGGGAGAGATGCCACGCAAGCAACAACTGCTCGACAACCAGCTATCATTACAAATGCTCAAAATGGGAGACAAATCAGACGGTTTGATGGTGGTGACGTGCTCTCAGGTTCTAGGATACTCACCACTTCAAACTTTTCATGTTTTATGGTGGTGAAAGCTGCCGCCCAAATTAATAAAGTTTTATTGGCTCAACGCAGCAGTCCAAATGTTAACACAGGAAGATTGGAATTAATTGCAACTGATGAAAACTCTCCAGGAAGCACACATCGAGTGTTTTTCAATAATGGAACTGGCTACAATATCAAAGCCACGACCGTAAGTTTGAATAATACGTTTAGGATGATTTACACTCAAAACGATCAATCAGGGACGCTGCATTGTAGAGTTGACGGAGGAAGTGCTGAAGGATCAGTCTCCGGTCAAACCCTAACACCAGAAAATGCTCCCTATTCAGTTGGTGCTCTTGTGGATCTAGCGAGAACATTTACAGGTGATATTGCGGAAATACTTGTTTATCCAACTGCTCTGAGCGATTCCAACCGCCAATCTGTTGAGTCTTATTTGCGCGCTAAATGGAGCACACCATAACACACATCTATGTCTAAAATCCTTTACTACACTCCGACACAAACGCTTAGACCATATCCTCGTAACGATGACGAGCCTGTGGTTGGACTAGATCCAGATTACGAGGTTTTTGACATCGTCCAAGATGATAGGCCAACCTACGATCCAGCCACTCAATATCTCACGACTACTGAGACGATTGACACAGTAGCAGAAACGGTAACTTACGGTTATCAGATCAATGATCTGCCACCTCCACCAGACTACAAAATCTGGGCAAACGCTCAAGGCTTTATGGCTGAGTTTACGGATGAGGAGAAGGCTGGTATTGCTCTTAGCACTGATCCGACGGTTGCAGCATTACGTCTTGAGCTTTCCACTTGGTTTTCCGAGGTTCACTCAAACGATCTTCGCGTTGTAGCGGGACTTGATAAACTGGTGGAACTGAGCATTATCACCGAAGCTCGCAGGGCTGAAATCATAACCATCTAACTTTTATCAACGCATTCCAATCAGCATTTAACCAAATTGAGAACGCTTTTGGATCTGCGTTTTTCAGTGGTGGTGCGTCTGGCCCAAGGCCTGAGATTACGCGATTTGATTTTGCTGGATTAACGTATTTGGATTTTGTTACTTTTAGCGCTGCAAAATATGTAACTGCCAGCGATACGTCAGGTAACAGTCATTATTTCTGGTGGTTTGATGTTGGTGAAAGCGATCCAAATCCAGGCGGAATTGGTCACGCAATTAATTTCTCTCCATTTTTTGAAGTTGCTGACTTTACTCAATCACTTATTGCGGCAGCAGAAGCGACGACATTGTGGACTGGAACTCTTAGCGGTGAAGCTGCAATCCTAACAATGGCAGCAAACGGAGATGTAACCGATGCCACTGCTGGAACTTCGTCTGTAAATGTAACAATAACCCAACAAGGAATCTAAACAATGAACGATCACAATGTCACTCCTTTCGTCGGTTCGTTGCTTGCTTTTTTGAGCACTTTCGCAAGTATGGCAGAGATCGAACTATGGCTGAAGTTAGCGTCCCTCGCAGTCGGGATTCTGGCTGGAATATTAGGCTGCGTTTCAGCACTCAGAAACATACTCAAATGAAAGACTACCTAACTAAGAATTGGAAAACTTCATTGGCTGGCGCAATTGCCATTCTCGCCGTTGTTACATCAACCTGGCTCCCGCAATACAGAGACGAACTTGAAGCCGTTACTGGCGTGCTCGTTGGTCTTGGACTGCTGGCAGCAAAAGATAGCGGCAAGGTATGATCGGCATCATTGAGCTTCTTAAATTGTCGCTCAAAGTCTGGCTAGCAGTTAACGCATCGAAACCATTTCAACGACTCTATGAAATTGATCGCGAAATACTCCGCTTATCTGTTGGTGCTAATGAGTCTGCCATGCTGCAAATCGAAGCACTCGGAAACGAACGAGCAGTCATTTTTAAACTCATCGGCACTCTACACTCCGACCTCCGTGACAAGCATTAAAGGAGCACAGTATCAGTTTAGCGAAGGTATCTGGACGGGCACTGGCGAGCATCTTTATTCGCAAGCGGCATTCACCCGCGCTCTAACCATAGGGCGCGCAAAATAAAACGACTATGCCGAGGCCGCCTAAAATAACAGAGCGCAAACTCGGCAAGCACAACGCTTACGGTCTGTGTTGGAACGATGGCACAATTGAGATCGATCCACGAGTGACTGGCAAGAAGCGACTTGAGATCGTCTGCCACGAGATCATCCACCACATCGCACCTGAGTGGCCAGAGGAAAGGGTTCTGCACGGCGGTCGCATTATGGGCAATGCGCTGTGGAAACAGGGCTACAGAAAAACCGATAGTTAACAAACATTATGACTAAGACCGAACTTGCCAAAGAATTTGTCGAACGGTTTCCTGATGTGGAAAACCGCACGCTTGCACGATTAATGCAGAAGGAGCATCCAAAAATCTTCCTGTCTCTTGAAGGTGCTCGCGACCTTGTCAGACGACTAAGAGGCGCAAAGGGCTTGTATCACAAAAAGCATACCACCGACAAGTCTCTATTTCGACCTCTTGGCTGGCAGCAAAATGTCATGCCGAAAACGCACGCCACAACGCGCAAACCAATTGTTCTCGACGGTGCGTTAAAGGTTCTTATTCTATCTGACATCCACATTCCTTACCACGATGAGGTCGCAGTCGCTGCTGCTCTTGCTCACGGGAAGAAGAAAAAGCCAGATGTGATCATTCTCAACGGAGACATCGGTGACTTCTACGGTGTATCGCGGCACGATAAAGACCCGCGCCGATCTCTGGCCGATGAGCTTGATGCGATCCGCCAGTTTCTCTTCCACCTTCGCAAGCAGTTTCCAAACACGCGTATTCTATACAAGATCGGGAATCACGAGGCACGCATGGAAATGTTTTTGGTTAAGAATGCGCCAGTTTTGCTTGGCGTGTCCGACTTTGAACTGCCAGTGCTGCTTAAATTTGACGAGCTACAGATTGAGCTTGTGCCATCGCTGACACTCATCCGACTTGGCAGTCTGCCGATTTACCACGGACACGAGCTGCCGCAGGGCATGTCGTCGCCAGTAAACCCTGCGCGCGGCATCTGGATGCGTGTTCAAGAGTCGCTAATTTGTGGTCACTGGCATCGCACCAGCGAGCACACCGAGTCAACGGGATTAAACAAGAAACTCTCTTCGTGCTGGAGCACTGGATGTTTATGTGATTTGACACCAGACTATGCAATAGTTAATCGTTGGAACCACGGGTTTGCATGGGTTGAGACTCAGGCTGATGGAAACTACGAGGTATTTAATCACAAGATCATCAATGGAAGGGTTTATTAAATGGATTATATCATCATCATTGTGGCCGCTATTTTTGCGCTTACTTCATTCTTTGCTTTTGCTATTATTGCTTTGTTTATAAAATGCGATTACGCAGCAGAAGAGGAGGCAAGAAAACGACTATATGAGAAGCAAGCGAACCATTGAGAACCTTGGGTCGCTAAACAAAAAAGCGCTCGCAAAACTGGATCGTTTTTTGGTCATCGTCGAAAGCATCATGACACCGAAAGGTGTGAAGGTCGAGGTGATCTCTGGGCTTCGCTCGTGGTCAGCTCAGGCTGCACTTTATGCTCAAGGCCGAACTAAGCCTGGTCGCATTGTAACCAAAGCTCGGCCAGGATCATCATGGCACAACTACGGGTTAGCTATTGACCTCGGCTTGTTTAAAAACGGCATCTACCTCGACGAAAGCAAGCCGGCTGAAGCCGATAAATTATACGCTGAGATTGGCAGGATCGCTGAAGTTAATGGCATCGAATGGGCTGGGCATTGGAAGACATTTCAAGAGACACCACACTTCCAGATTACGTTTGGCCTTACTCTGACCGAGGCTCGCGCACGCATGGAGGCTAATGGTCACGACATCCAAAAGATAGTCTAACCAATAATGAAGTCAGACTTTGACCGCATCGCAGAGCACTTTTGCGCGACTGCTAAATGCCGCAAACGCAAGGATGCGACACTGCAAGTCCACCGAGAGGAGGGAGTGACGTGGATATGCTGCGAGCACGCCAAATGCGCGTGCGTTTTAAATGATGGCGACACCTGCAAGCTGTCCGATATACTGGCAAAATGGCAGCAATTGCACGGGTAATTTAATTTTTTAACAAAATAAAAAGAAATGTTTTGACAGGTCTGGGATGACCGTGCACTAATTGCGGCGTCAGAGACAAACAATAACAACGACCACTATGAAGATACTAAACACAATCATCACCACTCGCTACAACGAGTCATACAACGCTCATATTGAGAAGACATATTCCGTCATTCGTCCATATGCGCTGACATACAAAGGCGCATCACGAGCACTCAAGAATGAGTTCCCTGATTTGGATACTTCCGCTTTGGTTATCACCCGCATTGAAACTGCCATTTACCAATAATACTATGATCAATCTCGACGACTTCCGCCCTTGGGTTAAGCACATTACACCGAGTAACCAACAATGGTTTGGTTTGGCATTAAGCCACATTATCAGCAACGGTTTTGAACTTTATGAAACAAGCTCAACCGATATTAATATGGGTAGAACGATTTCTTTTCGCAATGGCGATTGCCACATTGATGTCATGCGTCAAATGCAAACTTTTGAATATGGAGTGCAACCAGGCATTCGCCTTATGAATGAACTCAAAGCATACGAGATTTCAATCTCAGTCAATACGCCAACGGACATTGTCCGTTTGGCAATTGCCCAACTCCACAACGACACAGAAGCATGAAATACACACATTGCCAGTATTACACTAGCCGCGACACGACTCCGCGCCAAATCAGGCTTGCCGCTAAAAAGCAAGCCATCAAAGACAATATTCTCCTTTTACTTTCGGCTTTTACAGGCGGCATTTTATTTACTCTGCTTATTCTCTGCCTTTCCTTCCTCTAAACACAACACATCCCATGAAAGATACATCATCACTCCCATCCACCAAAACATCAGCGCTTGCCGTCATGGCTAGCCGGTTTTCAGTCGATCCATCAAAACTGCTCGACACTCTTAAAAACACCGTCTTCAAAGGCGCAACAAACGATGAGCTATTTGCGCTTGTTGTTGTCTCTAATGAGTATGGATTGAATCCTTTAACCAAAGAAATTTACGCTTTCCCTGCGAAAGGCGGCGGCATTGTTCCAGTGGTGAGCATTGATGGCTGGCTCCGCATGATGAATGACCATCCGCAGTTCGATGGACTCGACTACGAGTGGCGGCATGAAGGAGAAAAGCTGATTGCTTGCACTGCGGTGATCTACCGCAAGGATCGCAGTAAGCCAGTGCGGGTCACTGAATACCTCAACGAGTGCAAGCGCAACACTGACCCGTGGAAAATGGAGCATCGCATGCTGCGCCATAAGGCTACAATCCAAGGCGCTCGCGTGGCGTTTGGGTTTAGCGGCATTACCGACGAGGATGAAGCGATGAACACACCTGGTCTGGCTGGATCTCGCGATGTCACTCCAGCAAGCAGCAGCAAGCTTTTTGCCAAAAAGGAGGAGCCGAAAGACATTCCGCCGCCAACCTTTCTGAAAGAGGAGATTGCTCGTCTTGAGTCTGAAGAATTGTCCGCCAAACCTTTACCCGAACAAATAGCTTCCCAGCTTGAAGCCGCTAGCATTAAATGGTCGGCAATGCTCGAAACTACTCAAGCCAATGGTGAAGGCGGCGACAGTTACTACCCGCTAGAAGAGGCAAGCCATGAGGTGCTGAATTTCATCCTCACTAACTTCGCGCCACTCGTTGAACTTACCAAAAAAGGAGGAGCACAATAATGAACACTGACCCAAGACACGGCTTGCCTAGCGCAAGCGCATTTGAGCGGCTTGTAGAGTGTCCTCCATCTCACGCAATGTCTTTCGGCATTGAAGACACCGAGAGCGCAGCGGCAGCGTCAGGAACACGCATCCATGCGGTGCTGGCTAACGAGGCTGATATCAGCTGGTTGTCTCCCGACGAAGAGCAGACGCACGATATGTGCAAGCACCAGGCCGATGCCCTTATCGCGGAGCATATCACTGGCACTGATGTGGAGACGCTGACCGAGGTGCGCCTTGGCCTGACACATTTTGGTCGGGCTGTAGTCGTCAGCAACAAAGCGCAGCAATCGCTGCGATTTACGGGTCAAGCCGATCTTATCATCATCGACGGTTCGCATGCGCTAATCATTGATTACAAAACTGGTCGAGGTGATACGGCGGATGCAGTGGACAATCATCAGCTCATGGCTCTAGCGGCACTCGTTTCGCTTTATCGCCCGATCACCTCGGCAACTGTGGCAATCGTCCAGCCGTGGGCTGGTAAGCCCACCGTGGCTCAATACGACCTTGAAACATTGCGTGCGGCTGAGGCTAAACTAATCAGCACGCTCAACACGGCAGAGCAAGCTACACCCGCCGATGCAGTCGCTGGCAATCACTGTAAATGGTGCAGAGCCAAGATGATTTGCCCAGCGTTCCAAGCCGCAGCGTTGTCAGTCACCGATGCCATCGTCCCAGAGACAATCTCAGGCACAGACGAGCAAGTCAAAGCACAGATCTTTGCACGCATGGGCGACCATACCTCAATGTCCAACGAGATGCTGATTCGCATTCAGGAAGGAGGCCGCAAATTTATGGAGTGGTTTCTGGTCGCGCATGACCTTGAGCTTCGCCGGCGCATTGCAGCAGGTGAGATCAATGGCTACTCTCTGCGCGAGCGCAAGGGTCGTCGTAGCGTGTCTGATGTTACTACTGTATTCAGCCGACTCTCAACGCACGGTGTCACTGGTGATGCGTTTGCGGCTGAATGCTCTATCCCTCTCGGCAGCGTTAAGACTCTGGTCAAACAAAGCACAGGCGCAAAAGGCAAGACGCTCGACAACCTGGTGGACGAGGTGCTTCACGGTGCTACAGAAATTAGCAAGGGCAGTATGGAAATCGTTAAGAATAACCAAATCGAACAATGAACACACCAAAAAAAATCAACGACGGAGGCCCAGCCTTTCCAAATATTGGGTATACCATTGATAAAAATTACAATGGCATGACCCTTCGCGACTGGTTCGCAGGCATGGCACTTCAAGGAAATGCTACAAGGTTATGTAACCCACACAACCATCGAGATATTCTTGCTGCTGATTGTTATGATATCGCAGACGCAATGATCGCAGCGCGGGAGGTGAAGCCATGAGCAAACAAATCACTACCGATGTAAGCATTGAACTCAATTTTGTTGAGATCATGCGCGAAACTAAAAGACAGCACGGCACAACTGGACTCATTGAATGCATCATTGACTACTGTTGTGACAACATGAATTTTACCTTTGAGCAAGAGTTAATCTCAGCGCTCCAGAGATACATAAAAGAGAACTCATGAACTCCATCACAATCGTCATCGACCTGCCGCCGCGCATGCTGAGTCCAAACGCCCGATGCCATTGGGCAGTGAAAGCTAAACATGTCAGTCGTTACAGGCGGCACGCTTATGCGGCTTCACTGGTCGCGCTGGGTGAAGCGCCAAGACCTCGGTGGGAAAAGGCCAAGCTCAACGCTAAAGCTTTCTTCAAGACCAAAGCATTTCCTGATCCTTCCAATTTCATGGCATCACTGAAAGCGGCTGAAGATGGCATCGCAGACGCTGGCATCATCATTAACGACCGAGCACTTTGGCCTGAACGTCCAGTGTTTGATAAGGATGCAAAACATCCACGAATCGAAATCACCATCACCCGCGAATGAACGACAATATACAACCTATGCGACGAGCATTGGCTAAATCGCGAGCGGTAGCCAAAAAAGAAACAGCAGAAGCGGACAATTTGTCTCGCTCTTTAGCTGGGCTAATCAAAGCCGAGATGAAACGAAACCAGATCACTCTCAAGCGCTTGTCCGAGTTAACAAAAATTTCAATGTCTCAGATCGTCAATTGGTTATGCGGTAGCTCAATGCACTGCATACCGCCAGATGTTGTGACGACATTGTATAACGCAGCAGCAACACCAAAAACCAAACTAAAGAAAAGAAAGCTATGATTAAGATTAAACTAGACGTTACAAAGATCGACAAAAGCCGTTTATATAAAGGCGCAAAGGGCACTTACCTTGACCTTGTAATCTACGAGAACGAGTCGCCAGACACCTATGGCAATGACTACTCGGTCAAGCAGGACTGCACCAAAGAAGACCGTGATGCTGGCGTGAAAATGCCTTACATCGGCAACGGTAAACGCATTGGTCAAAAGGCAGCACCGCCGCAGCAAACGACACGCAACATC